CTCAATTCGTTCTGTGCTTCCGGTGGTAGCATAGGTTCAATCCGTTCCATTTCCCTTGCCATCAGGTCATACATGAATTGCTTGTCCTGTGCCTCCCTTTGTGCTTTTTCGCCCTCTCTGGCTTCAATTAACCCTTGCTTGTCCGGGATGACACCATCAGGTAAGCGTTTCAGATATTCAATAAAGGTTATCTGTTCCGACTGCAATAGTGCGTCAAGGCTCTGGATGGATGCGCCCTCGTTCCATATGTTAGCAGGACCAACATCAATCTTGAGATTTAACTTGACTTCTTTCAGGACTGCTGTTTCAAGCGTCTGGAAATCTTGCTTGCCCTCACGATTTATGGATATAACCCTTGTCGGGTAATCTGTATACTTGGACAGGAAAAAATCCTCCCATATCAGCCCAATGTCCTCAACATACTGGTAAAATCGCCTTTTAATGCTTGCCAGTGGCACAACAGCATTTTTACTATTAACAATAATGGCTGATGTATTGGTCGGNTTGGCCTCGCCCAAGNCAGACTCATTCGCCCCGGCCATATCTTTNGTGGTTTGGATAAACCATTCCATGAAGTTCATTACAACTGACGGTATTTGAGCGGGTTGCATGTATTGCGCCGCACCACCAACCCCGCCGGTGTCAACACCATTTACCGGGATTGCGCTTGTAACATCATTTGACCATTGTGTAATACGGGTCTTGTCATACAAAACCTTTGGATAACCGTGTATCTTTATCCACAGTGCAAGGATGGCCGCCTGCTGGTTAATCATGATCTGGTTTGGAATAAGTGAAGTTGCTTCCGCTTCGCCATATGCTGAGCCTTCACGTTCGTACCAATTCATTAAGGCCACGGGATAACGGTGTAATCCAGTATCCCATTTCTTGCGTATAACCACGTTTCGGGTCGCTATCTCGGCAAAGATTTTCCATTCCTGTCCGACAACTATTTCCTTAATGACGAACTCTCCTGTTTCAGGATCCATTTCCTCTATCTGTTCGGTAACGTCAACAAGTTCCTTCCACATATGTAAAAGGACAACACACTTGCCACCATCGTCACTTTCTATCTCATCTTTTGCCATGTCGCCTGTCTCTTTGCTGGTTTCGTCATCAGCCACGATAAGGTCAAGCTGCTCTTTTGGAACCTTGTTTTTCTTGGCCTCCCTGCGGACGTCCTCAACCTGTTTTCGGAATGACAGGATTATATACGGTTGAACGGGTTCATAAGCGTTATTTATCTCCGGATTGTTGGGGTCGCCCGGAAAGTAATTGCAGCCATTTATTAATTCGCCAAAAATGTCACCTGTTTGCCCGTCCCCTGCATCGATCTTGTCATTCCAATACCAATACGACACCATGGAGCCGCTCAAAGCTGCTTTCAACAAACCCTTTTCATTCATAGCATCCATTTTCAGCCGTTCCCACAAGGTAGCGGCATGCTGGGTAAGCAAGTTGGCAACCTCTCGGTACGTTTGACTTTGCTCATCTTCGGCAGTATCGCTTACCCATCCAGCCGAAAAACGCATTTGGAGCAGGTCTGACATGACTTGTGCTACTTTCCAGTCAACAATTCGCTTTGTGATATTCAATATAGGGGTAGGATGTTTGTTGGTCTTTATCCCTGCCCAGTGATTACCTGCATAAAACCGTTCATTCTTATCAGCTTTTGGCAATAGGTTCTTCTTGCTTTGAAAGTCAAGCCCATTACTGTATCGAATCCAAGCTTTTGTATTTTCCATGCTTTCACCTCGTTTTCAGGCAATAAAAAAGCGCCACCCAATACCCGTTAAGGTTTGGTGTTCATTATTTTACTGAATCGGGATCATACTCAAAAATCGCTTTTATGCCTTTCTCAAATTCCTTTTCCTTCTTTTCAAGTTCCTTGTCTATCTTGTGCTCTTTAATGGCTTCTAAAGGTGTTTTAACCTTGGGTATGTCTTTACCTTCGCTGATTATCTTTGCAAGGCGTAAGCCTGTTTTAAAGGCATATAGAAAGCATAAAAAAAGCACTATACCAAGTGCTGTGCTGATAATTGCTATTTCCATGGTTTATCCCCCAAATCCTAAGTAATCTTCCGTCACTTCACCGCCAAAATAGCTGTCGGCCTCTTGCGGTTTCTCAAAACTAAAGTTGTATCGCTTAATTTGCTCTGGCTCAGGTGATGCTACCATACGTGATGCGCAAAAGTATCGCACAGCGTCCGGGTAGTGAGTGATTTCATGCGGTACGGTTGCAACATCATTAATGTCCTTTTCTGACTTTTGGATTGTAGTCAAGTGTTTCCATAAATCAGGGTCTAGCCCTTCATCAATGGTCAATCTTGCGGTTTTATACTTCTCGCCGGTCTGCTCGTCCTGTTTTTCAAGTGGCTTGAACCATTCATGGACATTTAGCCAGCCTTGTTTACGATCGTTTGAAACCTTAATTAAGGGTACTCCGTGTTCATAAAATATCATTGCCGCACTCTTGCCGGTGTCTTGCCGTCTATTCCATAGGTCAGGCGGTGCATAAAACGCTTCTATTCTTTCTGAACCAGTAAATTTCAGGATTTCCTTCGCTGCATCTGAAATAATCAGGTTTTTCTTGCGCAGTGCCCTATAAATTCGGGCATAGCCAAAGTTGTCCACCCAATACCACAGCACAGCCAAACTATCAAANCCATAGTCAANGGAAACGTACCGCTTATACCAGCTCGGNACCGCTTCAATAGGCTTTATATGGATTTCTTTCTTTAATTCCGGGAACGCAAAGCCGCANAAAGANGTAAACCGCCCAAATTGTCGGGCTTCTCGTTCTTCCTCGGTCATTGTTGATTCTAATTCCTTGATTTCATCAGAAGACAGCCAAGGATTGTCCTCCCATTCAGCCATCCAGTAGTCAACATTGGGGTCATTCCGTTCGTTTAGGTAAATCAAGTTATAAATCCATGTCAACCCTTTTAACGGGGTCATGGTGAACCACATATCGCCCTTGGTATCAAGGATACGCATACGACATTCTTGATACACATCTAATGGCGGTTCCTCGTCAAACCATACCCAACCCAAAGAAGCGCCCTGAAAGCTTTCTCTGCCCTGTTCGCAAGTCTTAAATCCGATGTATTTGCCGTTTTTTAAGACGATTTTCTCTATTAACGAACCTTCTAAATCGTCTTTTCTGCCGTGTCTCACAATAATATTGGAAATTTCCTTTTTGGGTAGCCATTTTAGGATCTCTTTTTGAGCAACTTCCTTCTGAACGTCACCTGATAACGATACAACCCAACCGGAAGATGGCTCTATTTTTCTAAAGCGTGAATATCCTAATGCATGGCACACCGCTTCAACTGCTCCTGCCACAGTCTTACCGACACGGTTCCCTCCGAAAAAAGCCTTTATTCGCTTGTCGCTCTGATGAAAAGCAATTTGCTTTTTATGTATCTTATCGCCGACGTTGTATAACTCAAGCCGATTCTCTTTAACCCGCTTATCGATGATCTCCTGGAGTTCCTGTATTTCGTTGTATAGCTTTATAACCTCTGGATTCTTCCAAACATCGTTATTTACCATCTCGCCCACCTGCTTTTTCTAAACAGGTCATATACCGTCTTGCTTACTCTTTCCCCAACAGACAGGACAAAGGGATTCACAATAAACACCTTACCCTCTATGGTTCGGGCTTCAATAATTAACCCCTCTTTAATAAGCTTGAGAACCGAACGCTTTACAGTTATTTCAGGCAATTTCAAGTCGCGTTGCAGGTTTTCTCTTGTTATCAGCTTCCCGTTATAATATTTTGAAACATTGCTGACATAGCGCAAGTTTGAACCAAGGTATAAAAAAATCGCCCATTCTGCGGACGATAATTTGCAATGTGCAATCATTGGCACAACCTTATGATATAACTTTGTAAATGTTTCTCCTTCCGGTGCTGATTCAAGTTCTTTTAATGCCTCTATGCTACTACCCCGAATTATTCTGTCGCCGTCAAATATTTCAGTAAGTCGTTCGCCTGTTTCTGTATTTATGACAACCTTACTCAATGAAGCATCACTCCTTTTCGTATCAAAAATGATACGTTTTTGCCCTTTTTCGTATCAAATTTGATACGTTCCCGAAATGCACTCTAAGCCTTTTATGCCAATGCTTTGAAACCTGTTTTTTGGTCGGCTATTCCTCTATTATCTATAGACCCGGTGCAAAAGTCGTTAATCTGANACTNCTNAAAAGGCCTTTTGTTATGTTCGGGGTATGTAGNGGACATATATATACCCCCACCCCCCAGTCAAACTTGGGCATGGGGTAGTACCCTCCCCCTACTTAACG